GATGAGAAATAGTTTTAGTAACGTACAAGAAAATCGTAGAAAAAATTATATAAAAGTTCGTATCAGCCAGCTCATGGACGATATGAATAAAGCACATGACCAGCATGATAAAAACTGGTATAATCGTTTAATTCAAGAACTTAACTGGGTTCAGCAGGCAGACAGCAAGCCGGACCGTAACTGCTATATGGAAGTAAAAGGAGCTACGTGGTAATGAATATTGATAATCTAAGAGAACAACTAAAAATTGATGAAGGCGTGAAATATGAAATCTACCTCGATCATTTGGATCTCCCTACTTTTGGCATCGGCCATTTGGTTCTTGATAGTGATCCTGAATCTGGGCAACCAGTTGGAACAGCTATCACAGAAAGCCGAGTTAACGAATGCTTCGATAAAGATGTTGAAGTCGTGTTATCGGAATGCAGAATCCTCTATCCAGACTTCGATGATTTGCCAGAAGAAGTCCAACAAATTATAGCCAATATGATGTTTAATATGGGTCGTCCTCGTTTATCTAAATTTAAAGGAATGAAACGCGGAGTAGATGCTCAAGATTGGAATGCTGCTGCTGATGAAATGGTAGATAGCGCATGGTACCGCCAGGTAACCAATCGTGCGGATCGACTCGTAGAAAGAATGAGAGCAATCGCATAAAAACAGTGTACAATCCGTTGAAACTAGTGTATAATATATTATGTTGTTGGAGGTTGTATGTCTTTTTATACGAATGTAGATCGTCGTGGAAATAAAATATTATATCGCGGATATAACCATCAAGGTGTTCCGCAAACTTTAGAATATAAACTTGGTCTTGATAGAGGTAATGACTATCGACCGGTATTGTATGTGCCCTCAAAAAGCCAAACCGAATGGCAAGCTCTTGATGGCAATTATGTAGAGCCTGTTTATTTTCATAACTATAATGAAATGAAAGACTTTATTAAAAAGTATGAAAACGTAGATAGTTTTAAATGGTATGGTCAAGATAGAATTATTTGGCAGTTCATACAGAAAAAATTCCCTAAAGAACCTGAAGTAAATACCTCTCTTATTAACACTGTCTTTATGGATATTGAGGTTCATTCAGAAGATGGATTTCCTAATCCCGATGATGCACAATGGCCTGTGACTGCTATTGCTTTAAAGTCTTCGAAAGAAGGAGTGTATCGTGTATGGGGCTGCGGTGAGTATGACAAAGAAAAATCACCGCACACGCATCTTAATATTCGATATATTCGTTGCGAAGATGAATATGCTTTACTTGAATCATTTATGGCATATTGGACGTCAGCGTATCCTGAAGTAATTACAGGCTGGAATGTCCGCGGCTTTGATATTCCATATCTTGTTAATCGTATAAAACATTTATTCGGTGAACACATTGCTTGTTTGCTTTCACCGTGGTATAAGCAATTTAAAGACTGGGCTATTCGCGACAAGACTGTAGCGTTTAAAATGAAGACTATGAAAACCTATCAAATTGCAGGTATTTCACAGCTTGATTACATGGATCTTTTCCAAAAGTTTGGCTATAGCTACGGCCCTCAAGAATCTTATTCACTTAATCATATCTCACATGTCGTGCTTGGCGAAAGTAAGATGTCATATGAAGAACATGGTAGCCTGCGTAATCTCTACAAAGATGACTACCAACTCTATATTGATTATAATATTAAAGATGTTGAACTTGTAGAAAAGCTTGATACTAAACTTGATCTATTGAATCTTGTCTTTACAATGGCTTACAAAGCTGGTGTTAATTATGGCGATACATTTGGTACTACAGCAATATGGGATTCTATTGTGTATCGCGAACTGTCAAAAAGAAAAGTTATAATTCCCGGTCCACCTGACCGTCGTGATCGTGAAGGCGCATATACCAAGTTCGAAGGTGGCTATGTAAAAGAACCACAAGTCGGCGCACATGACTGGGTAGTTTCCTTTGATTTGAATTCTTTGTATCCAAATATTATTGCGCAATGGAATATGTCACCTGAAACTATTGTAATGAATGGAGATAATCTATCTCGTTCGGCAAAAGCTGGCGTATCATTTAATAACAATCGCGAAGGTGTATTCCCTATGCTTGTTAAGCAGTACTACGATGATCGTAAAACTGCTAAGAAAGAAATGATTGAATGGCAAAAGAAACAACAGAAAGAAGGTACAAGTGTTGAGATCGAAAAACAAATTGCTTCATTAAACAATAGACAAATGGCAATTAAGATCTTAATGAACTCTCTGTTCGGTGCTATGGGTAATAAGTGGTTCCGCTATTTTGACCTTCGAGTTGCAGAAGGTATTACTCTTACCGGTCAACATGTCATTAAGACCTGTGAAAAGGTAGTAAATGATGAAATGAATAAACTACTCGGAACTCAAGATGATTTTGTAATTGCTATTGATACAGATTCAATCTATGTTAACTTCTCAAAATTTGTACAGAAGTTTCAGCCAAAAGAACCTGTAAAGTTCCTTGATGAATCGTGTCAGAATCACTTCCAAAAAATCCTCGACGGTGCTATGGAAAAACTCTTCAAAGATATGAATTGTTTCGAAAATCGTATGGTCATGGAACGTGAGGTGATTGCTGATCGTGGTATCTGGACTGCAAAGAAAAGATATATTTTGAATGTGCACAACTCTGAAGGCGTGCAGTACGAAGAACCAAAACTCAAGATTATGGGTATTGAAGCAATCAAGTCTTCTACACCTACAATATGTCGTGCTAAGTTCAAAGAGATATTTAAAGTTATTATTTCTGGTACAGAAGAAGATGTACAGCAATATATCTTAAAGTTCAAACAAGAATTTAAACAACTTCCTGCAGAAGAAGTTGCCTTTCCACGTGGTGTGACTAATCTTACAGAATGGCGTGATAAGAAAACAGTCTATAAGAAAGGCACTCCTATTCACGCGCGTGGTGCCATACTTTATAATAACATTCTTAAAGAAAGCAATCTCACAAATAAGTACGAATCGATTAGTAATGGTGATAAGATAAAGTTTATCTATCTGCGATTACCAAACCATCTCAAAGAGAACGTTGTATCTTTTCCAGTTGTAGGTCTACCACGAGAATTCAAATTAGATCAATATATCGATTACGATAAACAATTCGAGAAAACTTTTCTTGATCCTCTAAAAATAATCCTTAATGCGGTTGGTTGGAATGCAGAAGAGCAAGCAACGTTGGAAGCTTTTTTTGGATAAAGTAGTGTACATTCACTATAATATGTGTTATAATTATAAAAATGGAGATATAAATGTCAGAAAATTGGGTACAAGATATTAATGATATGCATCGTAAATTCGGTGTACACGCGTGGATGTCAGAACAGCTCGTAGCGGGCGACAAAGAAAAACTACAGAAGTTTCTTGAGTTTAGAATTAAATTCTTACAAGAAGAATTAAGTGAAACTGCTAAAGCTGTTAATGAAAAAGATCCTGAAGAAATCGTTGACGGTTTAATTGATTTATGTGTTGTCGCTATCGGCACACTAGATGCGTTTGGAATTGATGCTTACAAAGCATGGGATGAGATACATAATGCAAATATGTCTAAAGAACCAGGAGTTAAAGAGTCACGTCCTAACCCACTCGGACTACCAGATCTCATCAAGCCTGAAGGTTGGAAAGGTCCAGAGCACGGCGGAAACTATGGATATCTCACTAACAGTATTTAATTCAATATTTGATAATAAAACTGATAAAGGTTTAGACCTTGATAATTTTGATGCGTTCGAAAAGTTTCTTTATAAATTATCTGAGATAGAAAAAAAATCTAAGAAAGATGCTGTACTCATATCTCCAGCAACTTACCAGCCTGACACCACTCGAGCAAATGCAAATGTTATCGATTGGGCAGGCTGGTGTTGCGTAGATGTTGATGAATACAAACCTAACGGAGATTTGCAAGATGACTTATGTAATCGTTTTTCTAGTTATCGCTTCGTCTGCTATAGCACTGCTAGCAGTACACTGGATTCGCCTAAGTTCAGAATGGTGTTCCCTTTGCGAGAACGACTTGGAAGTGACAGAATCAGACATTTCTGGCATTCTCTTAACACAGAACTCGGAGAACTGGGTGACATCCAAACTAAAGACTTATCACGCATGTACTACATCCCTGCGAAATATTCTGGCGCTTTCAACTTTATTTTCAGTCATGATGGCGACCCACTTGATCCTACAGATCTTATGAGGAAACATCCATATGCCGAAAAAGCCAACCTCAATAACTTCTTCGACAGACTCCCAGATGGATTACAAAAACAAATCATTGAACATAGAAAAGGACAAATGGATAACACTCACGTGGTGTGGACGTCCTATCGTGACTGTCCCTTCTTCCCTCGTAAACTCGAAGCGGAATACAGACTCATAAATAATACCGGTTGGTATCATAAGATGTATCAAATTATGGTTGCAGTTGCTGGTAATGCGGTAAAACGTAAATATCCTATTACATCAAATGAAATTGCTAAGATGTGTCAAGAGCTTGATATGGAAACTGGTAATTGGTATAAGAATCGTCCACTCGATAAAGAAGCAGATCGTGCTCTCGAATACGTATACAAAAATATGTAAAAAAACTATTTACTTTTATGGAAAAATAGTATATAATAGATCTATAAAATGGAGTAATAAATGAAAGAATCTCTTAAATTTCTTCAGCGCTGTGCTGAAATACAAGTCAAAAAATCTAATGACTATCAAAATCCAAATTCACGTGTAAAGCAAGCTGATTACTATCCACGCGGTTGTGCTACTCTTCTTGATACAATGTATGCTAAAGTTCTTCGTATGCAGTCTGTACTCGAAGCTATGGAACATGATCCTGACTATGAACAAAACTTTGAATCACTCGAAGATTCATGTGTCGATCTTGCTAACTATGCTTCTTTCTTTGCTGCTTATATGAATCAAGGTATTGAAGGTCAAGATGGTACTCGTGATATGTTAAACCGACCAGCAAAATTTGAGGTAACTCTTGATGAAACTAGCGATTGATGATATTGGTGGCGAGGTTGTTAAAGAAGATGACCGCTACATTGTAAAAGATAATAAGTTACTTAATAATCTTGTTGTAAGTAGCACTAAGCTTAAGCCAAAGAAAAGTACTTCAGGTCATAGCCATGCTGGCCAAGAAGAAGTGTATTACTTTGTCAAAGGTTCTGGTAAAATGGAACTGGATGACAAAACTGTTAATGTTAAAGTCGGTGATGTAGTTCTTATTGAAGATGGTGTATTCCATCGCGTGCATGCAGGCCCGTACGGATGTTACTTTGTTTGTGTATTTGATGGACGGAGAACACATTGAAAGTAGGATTTACTGCATCAACATTTGATTTACTTCATGCTGGTCATATTACTATGCTTCGTGAAGCAAAGGCTCAATGTGATTATCTTATTTGCGCACTTCAAGTAGATCCAACTTTAGATCGCGCTGAAAAGAATGCGCCAGTTCAAACCATAGTAGAAAGACAGGCACAACTTTCTGCGGTAAAATATGTTGATGAAGTACTTATTTATTGTACAGAAGCTGATTTACTTGATATAATAAACATGTATCCAATTGATGTACGGATACTCGGTGAAGAATACAGGCAAAAAGATTTTACCGGTAAAGATGAATGTCGTAATCGTGGCATTGAATTATATTTCAATAAGAGAGATCACAGGTTTTCATCAAGCGATCTAAGAGGAAGAGTGGCAAATGCAAATGCAAACAGTGAATGATATTAGAAAACATTTTATTGGAGAATTAAATGACGGAGCCTTTACAACAGACAAAACCGGTCAAAATACGATCGAACTACTTGGCGCTTCATTTATCGCAGACGAACCCGCAATCTTTGGAACTCCAAACCAAGAATACATTAATCGAGAAATTGATTGGTATATTTCTGCTTCTACTAACATTCACGATATTTATGACAGGGGGACTGCTCCTCCTGAAGCATGGCAATACGCTGCTGACAATCATGGGAACATAAATTCTAATTACGGTTATTTGATTTTCAGTGATATATATTATAGGCAGTACGATAATGTGCTAACAGAATTACTTGAAAACCCTGATTCTCGTAGAGCATCAATGATATATCAAAGGCCATCTATATGGACAGAGTATAATGAAAATGGTAAAAGTGATTTTATATGCACTAATGCTGTCACTTATTATATTCGCAATGATGAACTACAGTCAGTGGTCCAAATGCGGTCAAACGATGTCGTGTATGGATACAAAAATGACTATGCTTGGCAGCAATATGTTTTAACTACACTTGCCAAAGATCTTGGTATTCAACCAGGATTTATTACTTGGCAAGTACAAAACCTCCACGTTTACGAAAGGCATTTTAATCTTGTCAAGTAAATGGGATATTAGATATCTTCAATTAGCCGAGAACATTGCTTCTTGGTCAAAAGATCCTTCAACTCAAATCGGCGCAATTGCTGTTGGAACCAAAGGGCAAGTATTGGCTCAAGGTTACAACGGCTTTCCACGTGGAGTTGAGGATAGAGTAGAATATTATGAAGATCGTGAGACTAAATATAAGTATGTCGTTCATGCAGAAATGAATGTCATATATAATGCTACATATAACGGTGTTTCTTTAGATGGCGCCACACTATATGTAACTGGCTTGCCAGTCTGTTCTGACTGCGCAAAGGGTGTAATACAGGTCGGCATTAAAAGAGTTGTCATGAAAGAACAGAATATTCCGCCTAAGTGGATAGAATCTTGGAAGACAACCGCAGGTATGTTCGATCAAGCAAAAATAAATTGGGAGTTTATAAATGTCACAGATTCAAGAACGTCATGAAGATTACATGAAACGTCGTTTGCGTGAAGAAGGTATTGGTGTCAATACAGAATACACCAATATGAGGCTTACAAAAGAAATTGAAGAACTTAAAAATAGAATCAAAACACTTGAAACTGATATGGCATATACAGCGTATGCAACTAGCCCAGAAGAACAACGGATATATGATTTAAAGAAATAAGCATATTCCCAGACATGCAGCTGGGTGCATAGGATGAATAACTATACACCTTAGCTTGCCCGCGTACGTCTGGCTCAGACTACGTATAAATGCTAAAACATAATTACCATGTAGTTTAAAACTGAGATATAATATTTCAGAACTACATGGTAATTAGTAATAATATTATGCAAAATAACTGTTTACTTTTTACTTCGTTTAGTTTATAATATACTTATAAATCAGGAGAACACTATATTATGAAAATATTGATTACTGGCATGAATAAGCAACAGTGTACTGAGAACTTTTACAAAACTTCTCAACTGAAGGTTATGCCATCTCACCTTTCTTTGATTGCATGTCTACGAGACATGGGTCATACAGTAGAACAACGTATTGTCACGATTGGTGAAGATCTATCTGAATATGATAGAATCATTTGTTACATCCATAACCCATCCGGTTTTGCAGGATTTGTCTATAATGGGTTGTGGCTAATCAATGAATATCCGGAATGTATTCTTGCTTTTGATGATTGGCAAACAGATAGTATCTACAAAGGTTTGACTGCACTCGAAGATCCTGAGAAACTCTTTAGACCATATGTCAAAGATGGTCATAAGCATGTACCAGATAATATTGAAGATTATCAAAAGCAATTGCTAAGTGGTATTGAGATAGTAAAATCGAAGAAAAACAAAATGTTGATTAGTGCTTTTGCTGGTGGTAATCTTAATTTGTTAATTGACTATCCGAAGGAACTTATGTTCTCTTTTAATCCAAATCCATATCATATCAATCTTTCCTCTAATTTTAATTCACTCTTCGAAGAAAAGCAAAAAGTATTTAACTTTGCTGGTCTGATTCAAGACAAAACAAAGAAGTGGTTGAAAGCACAGAACATTGGTGATTGGCCACTTAAGAAATACGGTTCACGTAAAGATGGTCAGGATCGGGTAATCGAACCAGAAATGGTTAATATCTATGGTCAACAATGGGGTATCCTTATGCCAGGTTATTTCCATGCGGGATCTGGTTGGTGGAGAGCAAGACCTCTACAGGTTGCAGACAGTGGATCGATCCTTATTGGTGATTGGAAAGAAATGGTACTCTATTATGACGATGATGACCTTGCTTCTTTGAAAGCATCTGATGTAATTATGATGTCAGATAAACAACTTGAAGACGTGGCAGCCGCCCAAAAAGAAGCCATATATACTACTCACCCGCTCGATAAGAGCGTAACTCAAGAAGAACTAGGGAGAGTATTATGAAATGCTTAATAGTTGGTGCTGGATTTGCTGGTGCTACAATTGCGCGAATGCTTGCAGACGCAGGTCATAAAGCGGTTGTGATAGATAAAAGAGATCATATTGCCGGCAATGCCTATGATTATGAGAATGAATATGGAATCCGTATACACAAATATGGACCACATTTGTTTCATACTAACAATAAGAAAGTATATGATTTTGTAAGTCAATTTACTGAATGGGTAGATTACAAACATAAAGTCAAAGCGCAATTAAGTGACGGTCAATACGTTACTTTGCCTGTTAATAAAGAAACAAAAGAAATTGTTGGCGAAGAAAATGTTATAGATATATTTTTCAGACCGTATACCTACAAAATGTGGGGTAAAACAATCGAAGAACTAGATCCAAGTATTCTAAAAAGAGTACCAGTTCGAGACGATGATAATGAATACTATTTTCCAAATGATGAGTATCAATGTTTGCCAAAAAACGGTTACACAGATTTGATTAAGAACATGCTCGATCATGAAAACATTGAAGTCATGCTTAATACTTCATGGGCTGATAGACACAAAGTTTACGATGACTATTCACATTGTTTTAATAGCATGCCCATTGATGAATACTTTAAATTTAGATACGGAGAATTGCCATATCGTTCTATTAAATTCCATGATGTGACGTTACCTATGAAAAAGGTATTGCCTACAGGCACTGTTAATTTTACTCATGATGGGCCATATACTCGAGTGACTGAATGGAAAAATTTGCCGTGTCACGGAGACACTGATAAATATACCACTCTTACTTATGAAGAGCCATGTGATTACCAAGATAATAATATGGAAAGATATTATCCTGTCAAAGATGTTGATGGCGAAAACAGAAAAATTTACGAAAAGTATAAAAACATTGTAGAAGAGAATATGACATTTATTGGTAGATGTGGTCAGTATGTCTACGTAGATATGCATCAGGCAATTAACTCTTCAATGGTAACAGCAGAAAAATTTCTAAAGGAAAACAAATGAAAATTGCAATTACAGGATCGAGCGGCTTTATTGGCGGTCATTTAAAAGAAAAACTTGAAAGCGATGGTCATACGATTATTGAATGGGATCGTAAAAACGAAAGTAGAAACATTCATAACTTTGAATTAGAAGGAGCCGAGTTTGTTATTCATCTTGCGGCTGATGCAGATGTACGACGTTCTATCGAAGACCCAGATGCATATTGGCATAATAACGTAACACCAACAACTCGTATTCAGCGTATGTGTCATGAAGCAAACGTACCTCTTCTCTATGCCTCCTCTTCTTGTATTCATGCGTGGCATCAATCGCCATATGGTATTAGTAAGAAAGTTAATGAAGAGACTGCATTTCCCGGTCAAGTAGGATTAAGATTTACTACAGTTTATGGTGGTCGCGGTGCTGGGCGTGGTATGTTTATGGATAAAATTAAAGACGGTAGTCTTAGATACGCTACAAAACATATTCGTGATTTTATTCACATTGATGATGTGATTCAAGCTATTGATCGTATTATGTTGAAGATTACAGATCCAGGTTTGATTGATGCAGCCCTTCGGCCGGCATACGATATTGGTACAGGTACAGGTTATATGGTATATGAACTTGCAATTATTAGAAATCCAGGTGTTGATATTAAATATGGTGATGATTGTGAGGCACAAGATAATACAGCAGATGTTACGCACATTCAAGAACTTGGATTTAAATCGACTATTGACGTAAAAGACTATTTACATTCCTAGTAGAATGTGTTATAATATAGTTATTACAAGGAGAAATATATGAGTATTATGGATAAACTTCAGAAGAATAGTAAGATCAAAGAAACTTCTATTCTTGCCGATTCAAAATTTTTTACAGAAAAAGATATGGTTGCCACCAGTGTTCCTATGATCAATGTGGCACTATCTGGTTCTGTCGATGGTGGTCTAGCGCCCGGTCTTACTGTACTTGCAGGTCCATCAAAACACTTTAAGACTTCGTTCGGTCTTATTATGGCAGCAGCTTATCTCAAAAAACATAAAGATGCTGTACTCTTATTTTATGATTCAGAGTTTGGTTCACCTCAAGCTTATTTTGAACAATATGAAATTGACACGACAAGAGTTCTTCATACTCCAATTAAAAACATTGAAGAACTAAAATTTGATTTGATCGGTCAGTTGGAAAATATTGAACGTAAAGACAAAGTCATAATTATGATTGACTCAGTTGGCAACGTAGCATCTAAAAAAGAATTAGAAGATGCTATTAATGAAAAATCTGTTGCTGATATGTCACGTGCTAAAGCTCTTAAGGGTTTATTCCGTATGACAACGCCTTATCTAAATATGCGCGATATTCCTTTGATTGCTGTTAATCATACGTACATGGAGATTGGTCTATTCCCTAAAGCTGTAGTCTCTGGTGGTACTGGAATCTATTACTCTGCTGATAATATCTGGATCTTAGGTCGTCAGCAGGACAAAGTTGGTACAGAAATTAAAGGCTACCACTTTGTTATTAACGTGGAGAAATCTAGGTATGTCAAAGAAAAGTCTAAAATACCTATTAGCGTGTCTTGGGATGGCGGCGTTCAGTCTTATAGCGGCCTTCTCGACGTCGCTCTTGGCGGCAATTACGTTGCTAAGCCTAGTAACGGTTGGTACTGTCGTGTTGATAGAGATACTGGAGAACTCGTCGATCCGAAATGTAGAGAAAAAGATACATTGGAAGCCGGATTTTGGGAACCAATCTTTGCAGAAACCGATTTCAAGGATTATATTCAATCCAAATTTGCCATTGGAGGAACGAGAGATAATGTCCTTGTACTCGCCGATTCCGCATAAGGAAAACGAAACTTATGTGCTAGTACCTGGAGGAGACGGCGATCAGCATTGGCTAGTTCGTTTTCTCGAAGGTCCGTTTGCTGAAACTGTAATTCAATTTGGATCTATTAGTGTCAATGAAGAAGCTCAAGGCAATATGTCTTTTAACTTCTTTGTTGAATCATCGCCTGATACTGAACTTACGTCTGAGAATGTTGACTTACAATTATGGGCTGGAGATGTTTTGCAAGAAATTTTACGAGAAGCTATTGAAACAGGTAGTGCAGTAATGAAAGAAAGAGAATGAAGATTTTAATTTGTGGATTGCCTGGTAGCGGTAAGACTACACTTGCAAAACCATTAGCTGAATTACTTGGTGCAGTATGGATCAATGCTGATCAAGTAAGAACAAAATACGATGATTGGGAC